GTGGAAGTCACAACGGCCGAAACAAAGAAAACACGTAGAGGAAAGGACAAAAAGGCTGAAGGAGACGACACGGGAACGGGTTTGACATCGCGGGGGAAAGTGGCAAAGTTACTGCATCGGCTTGAAGCGACGATGGCGACAGAGACTCCCAAGGCGAATTTGGGGGATTTCATCCGGTTAGTGCAGTTAGAGCGGGAACTGGCGGACGAGGAGACACCGAGGGAGATCAGAGTGACATGGGTGGAGCCCCGGGCGACGTCCGAGTCCGAGACATAGCGTACAGCCCGCTGCCATCGCAAAAGAGATTTCATGAGTCGGCGGCCAGATTCAAGGGATTTTCGGGACCGATCGGGTCGGGGAAAAGCCAGGCACTATGTCACGAAGCCATCCGGCTGACTTACCTGAATCCGGGAAGGCTGGGACTAATTGGCGCCCCGACCTATCCGATGTTACGGGATGCGACGCTGGCAAGTTTCAGCGACATACTGCACGTAAACCGGATTCCGTACGAGTACAGCAAAGCTGAGAATCTGCTGACCATGCGAGATACGGGATCGCGGGTGCTATTTCGTTCGCTGGACGAATTCGAGCGTTTGAGAGGTACTAACCTGGCATGGTTTGGCATCGACGAGTTGACTTACACGGCCGAGGAAGCGTGGCTACGGCTGGAGGGCAGGTTACGCGATCCATCGGCAGGGCGCCTTTCCGGTTTCGCGGTGTGGACACCCAAAGGCTACGACTGGGTGTTCCAGCGTTTTATCAAGGAACCTGTGCCGGGGTATGAGGCGATCATCGCGACGCCATTTGAGAACCGACATCTGTTAGACAAGGTGCCGGACTTCTATGAGCGGCTGAAGCGCAGCTACGACGAGCAGTTTTTCGGGCAGGAAGTGCTGGGTGAGTATCTCAGCATGAACGTGGGTCTGGTCTATCACGCGTTCGACCGCAAAGTGAACGTGCGCGAGGTTGGGCTGAATCCGCTGGCTCCGTTGCTTTGGGCGCTCGACTTCAACGTCGATCCGATGAGCTCGGTGATAGCGGAGAAGAGTGAAGAAGGTATTGGGGTGATCGACGAAATAGTGTTGCGGGGTGCGACTACGGAGGATGCTTGTGAGGAATTTCAATCCCGGTATCCGAGTCACGTGGCGGGAGTGGTCATCTTCGGAGACGCTTCGGGAAGCGCCAGGCGAACCACGGGAATGAGCGACTACACGATTGTGAAGGATTTTCTGCGGCGCCAGGGCTATCGTAACGCGCTATTCCGGATACCGGTGAGCAATCCGAGCGTGCGGGAGCGGGTGACGCTGATGAATGCGCAACTCGCGGCTGCGGACGGAGAAGCGCGCTTGTTCGTTCATCCGAAGTGCAGGGAACTGATTCAGGATTTCGAAGAAGTGACCTTCAAGAAGGAAAGCTCGGTGATCGACAAGGATCGCGATTCAAAGCGAACGCACCTGTCGGATGCACTCGGATATCTGGTTTGGCAGGAATGCAGGAAGCAGCCACCGTTTGGCGAGCAAAGATACCGATTGCTATGACAGTCCCCGGGAACCGAGCGGTCATAGACAAGGGTGTTATTGAGATTCTTCGCGAACACCCCGAGTTTCGCGTCAGAAAGCCGGCGTGGCGGATGTATCGTGATCTGTACGCCGGGGGCGAGCAGATCAAAGCGAATGCCGGAGAATACCTGGCGCGAAGGAGCAAAGAACCAGCCGAAGTTTACGGAGAACGGCTGAGCCGTGTGTTCTATGAGAATTACGCAGGATCGATCATCGACTGGTATACCGCCACACTGTTTCGCAGAGAACCGGTGCTGACGTTTGAGGGGAAGAACGAAACTGCGCGAAAGTTTTACCCCGGCTTCATTGGGGACTGCGACCTGAAAGGGACGCACTTTTCTGAATTCTTTAGAAGTTGCGTTATCGAGGCATTGGTGTTCGGGCGGAGCCACATTCTGATCGACTTTCCGAAAGTGGTGAAGAACGCCGGTACGAGGGCGGAGGAAGATGCCACGGGCGTCTCACGGGCGTATCTGTTGCACTACTCGCCGGAAGAGTTGATCAATTGGAGTTACGACGAGCACGGTAACTACGAGTGGCTGGTGTTACGGACTGGCGGATTAAGAAAGCAGAATCCGGAAGATCCTGTCTGGATGTACGAGACCCGCTGGGCATATTACGACAAGGAAACATATCGGATCTATAGCGAGCGAAGGCCGGTACAGGGATTTCCTTCATGGTCGTGGTCCGACGACGGAGGGAAACAGGCAGAGTTAGTGGATACCGGCGCTCACGGTCTGGCGAGGCTTCGACGAGTGCCCGTAGTGGATCTGGTGGTGCCTGAAGGCCTGTGGCTGATGAATAAGGCGGCACTTCTGCAGTTAGAGCATTTCAATAAATCGAATGCACTGTCGTGGGCGCTGACGATGGGTCTGTTCTCGATGCCGGTGATCTACTCGGACCGGGATTGGAATGAGTTACTCGGCGAATCGTACTATCTTCAACTCGGCAAGGACGACAAATTCGGCTGGACGGAACCGCAGGGGAACGTTTTCCAGATTGCCGCGGATAACCTGACTCGTCTGCAACAGGAGATCTACCGGGTCTGTTACACATCGCAGGCGGGAGGAAGCCTTGGAAGCGCAAGTGCACAGTCGGGGCTTAGTAAGCAACGGGACTTCGCGATCACTCAGGAGGTCCTGCGCGCCTACGGCGATGCGGCAAAAGAAACGATGAAACGCGTGCTCGCCGCGGTGAATCAGGCACGCCAGGACGAGCTGTTTATCGATGTGTCAGGGATGGATGAGTTTGATATCGGCGATTTCAGTACTGAGCTGACCGATGCGCGGGAGTTGCTGGGGCTTGGAATCGACTCACCAACGCTGACTAAGCAGGTGTTCAAACGTCTGGCGTTGAAATACCTGTGCGACAGCCGGCAGGACATCAAGGATCAGATCGTTCGGGAAATTGAAGGCGGACCGGGCGGAAGCGCGGCTTCTGGTTGAGGCGCCGGCGCCACGCAGTTCATCGCGAACTTGAGGAGCATGCATGAACGAGGCAGAACCGAGGGAAGAGAGCGCAGCGCAGGCGACGAAGGACGACCTTCGCGGCATCATTCGGGGTGCGATCGAAGAATTCCTCCGGGCGGAGCAAACGCGTACGGAGCCGGCTTACAAGACCGAGCTGATTGAGGAACGCCAGCGGCGAGAGCAACTGGAGCGGCGAGTCAATGAGCTGGCGACAGAGAACGAGCGGAGCCGTGCCGCAGCAGAGCGAGCCGAGAGAGAGTCAATCCTGCGTGCTGAGTTACAGCGTCTGGGCGTCAGCAAAGTGGAGCTGGCCTTCAAAGCCGTAAAGGACGATGTGCAACGGGCCCCTGACGGCAAACTTGTCGCCCGAAGCGGGAACGGAGAGATGACCCTTCGCGATTATCTTTCCCAATTCGTCAGCGAGAATCCAGAACTGCTGCCGGCGCGGATTTCCGGCGGATCCGGGATGGAGCCGATGCCGCGGCCGCCAACGACAAGCGGCGGTATCGACCTGGAGAGAATCCGTCCGGGGATGAACCCGGAGGAGTTAGAGCGGGCACGGCAGGAAGTGGCGCGTCTCGCTTCACAGACCCTGAAGGGGTTGTAAACGGGCTCAGCCGAGTCCCATAAGGAAGAGAGAAGAAAGAATGTCAACAAGTCCGACAGTGATTACAACCAGTAACGTTGCGAGTGCAATCGTGAAGCTGGTTGCCGTAGACGCGCTGCCCGCGCTGATGGGAAACCTGGTGATGGGCAATCTGGTGAACCGGGATTATGAACCGGCTCTGGCTCAAACGGGCGACACAATCAACGTCCCGATTCCACCGACACTAGTGGCTAACAACATCGCGGAGGGCGGAACGGTTCAACCACAGAACCCGAATCTGGGCAATGCGCAGATCGTGTTAAACACCCACGCGGAGGCGACTTTCCAGATTCCCGATGTCACTAAGGTCTTGGCGGTCCCCGATCTGCTTCAGTTATACATGCAGCCCGCGGTAATCGCGTTGGCACAGCGGATTGAATCCGACTTGCTCAATCTGGCGCCACAGTTCACTGCGAATTCACCGGTGGGGACGGGCGGGACCGCCCTGACGGAGGACGCAGTCGACGCGGCGGAATCCGAGATGTTCCTGGCGAAGGTGCCCGCAAGTGCGACGAAATATCTGGTGGTGGACTCGATTGCTTACTCGGCGTTGCGGCAGATTCCGAGATTCAGCGAATTCAGCACCGCGGGTGAAGCTGGCTTACGAGCGTTGATCGACGGCGCGGTCGGCAAGATGAAAGACTTCTTCATTCTTCGTTCGCAGTTCGTTCCGAAGAGTGGCAGCGCTCCGGTGGTCACAGACAATCTGGCATTTACCAAGGATGCGATCGGTCTGGTGATTCGGCGGTTACCGAAGCCGCTTCCCGGCACTGGCGCCGTAGCCGAGTACGCGGAGATGGGTAACTTCGGTCTGCGAGTTGTGATGAGTTACCAGCCGAGCACACTTACTCAGCAATTCACCGTGGATGTACTTTACGGGTGCGGAGTTCTGCGGAACACCTGCGGTGTTCAGGTGTACTCGTAACGACAGTCTGACCAACGGGCAGGGGGATCAGAGTGATCTCCTCTGCCTAAAATCAGGAGCGCATCGGTGGACCTACGAGCATTTTTTCAAAAGATCCGGCAAGTGGAGAGAGAAATTGCCGGCACTCACGCCATCGTGGTGAGCAACGAGACATCCGACGGCGGCCGGCCCGGGCAAGTCAGCGAGGTGGCGAAGGGCGTGGCGGCGCGGATGATCGTGGAAGGCAGAGCGAGATTGGCGACACCGGATGAGCGCACGCAATATCAAACGGAAATGACGCAAGGGGTTGAAGCGGTCAAGCGGCGCGAGCTTGTAGGCCGAGCGCAGGTTCGACTTCTTTCCGACAGCGATATCGAAGCGCTTCGCAGCGCACTGAAGCCGGCGAAGAGTTCCTGAAGGCAAGCGATGGCACTCTTCACTGACGGTCCCATCAACGGCACACAGGATCTCGCGCTGTACGACAGCTCTCTGCTGGAAACGGCAACGGCGGAGGGCATCGACGTGGACGCCAAGATAGCGAATGCTCAGGACGCGATGCAAACGGAGATCGTGACCTTCCTGCTGGATAACAGGTCTATCGATCCCGTGTTTGGTGACGTGCTGAGCTTGCGCCGGCGAACCCTGGGGTTGACCGATGTTGTGGTGACCCCGGAATTGAAGCGATGGCACGCCTTCCAGACGCTTCGCGACGTATATCAGGACGCCAACGGGCACCAGTCCAACGATCGATATCAGTGGAAGTTGCAAGAATACGGGACCGCCGCCCGAACAGCAAGAGCCAGGTGCCTTGATATCGGAATTGGGCTGACGGCCGATCCAATACCTCGCGCGCTGGCTCCCCTGGTTACGACTATTGTTGGCGCTGGCGCTCCGGTGACTTTCTATTTTGCGGTGGCATTGATCAATGCGGGAGGCCAGGAGGGAGTGACGAGTGAATTAGTAACAATAAACGTGGCCGCGGCGATGCAGGCGCAGGTAAGTGTGAGCAATCCACCGAGTAAT